CTGATACGGCAAAGATCCGATAGACCCGCCGTTAAGGTTCTGTGCGTTAGTGGTTACTAGGCCCGGAATACTAATGCCAGTGCTGCTGATGAGCAGACCAGTGTTATTACCGTTACCGTCAGTTACAACTTGAAGCTGATCAGTTACGCCGCCAGGAATCTGGAGCAAACTACCGTAAGTAAGGTTTTGATATTGCGGGCCTAGATTTGCCATAGATTTTACTCTTGAGTTTCGTCAAGTTCTTCCAGAAGTTCGCCAGCATCTTCTTCTGGTTCTTCTGGCACTTGTGGAATTGCTTGATCGCGGATTTTTGCAACTAAATCAGCAACTTGCTCAAATGGGAATTTGCCGAGCGCGGAAAGAACACCGTTTACTTCAGCTAGTTCAAGTTCGAGATGAATCATACTATCCTCTTAAAAAGGTTATTGGAGGCTTTATTTTACACTACTGGAGCAGGACTTTGAGGCAAATTAGGCGCAGTTGGCCAAGGAATCGTGATAGCTGCGATTTCATCAACCGTTGTGCAAGTTGCGTATTCTTGTTTGGCTAAGTTCGCGGTGGTTCTTACAGCTTCTCTATAAGCGTTCCAGTCTGGTGCTACAGGCGTTCCAGTCTCTACTTGCTTTGTTACCATCCAATCGCTTGGAAGTAGTAGAGAATAAGCCGTTGAGTTGACTTGAGAAATCGCTAAAGCCTTGCACTGATCCAGATCCTTTGGCGTGTTCGTATAGGTCAGCGTTGCTTCAGATAGCGTTTCAGTCACCCAGTAGTAGGTCTGATTTGCTGGATATCCGATAGTGATAACTTCCTCTATACCAAGTGCGGCTTTTTCCTCTGGCGTAGATAGATTTAACCAATTAGGTGGATATTGCACATCATCAATAGTGAACTCAGTGCCTTCTTGGATGTACTGCGTATTTGGCGGGTAATAGAACATATTGTATTCCTATCTGGCTAAAGAGTACTTAAAAGGATTTTCTGCGAAACAGGCGTAGATGTAGGTTTCTCCATTTACATTGGCATATGCGCTTGCGCGTTGTTTAAATCCATTTGAAAGTATATCTGTGTATCTACCGCCTGTGTATTCTGCCGAAGAATCATTTGGAAACAATTCATGAAACGCTGCGTTATAAGGGTCTCTTGATGTATCTATTACATCCCAATAGCCATAAGCAGCATTTGATGTGCATTTCACAAGGACATACCTCGGCCTAAACCCGAGGTAAACAAACGGCCCGTCAGTAGATCCATTCCCAGTGTACGAACCAAACGCTGAGTACCCAGCAATAGCGGCGAAACAGTAGGCGACCATTGAATTGCCTGACCCATTTGCACTTGCATTGGGTCCTACGCTAAATGTAGATGAATTAAAACTATTTGCACCCCAAAATGTTGTTGCTCCATCAGCGCCAGCGGCCGCAGTTGAGTTTAGATATAAATAGGAAGTACTGTTTGGACCACCAAGGCTTGTATGCCATACATCCCAAAATGCTACAGAGCTTCTATTTTTGACAATTAGGAAGGATGGAGCAACACCAAGACCATGACCTACAGTCGCATTAGCACCCGTCCCCGTATACGTCACCACACTAAACCCAGCAGTCGTATTCGCACTCACTTGGCTAGTGATCGTTCCAGAAGTGTTACTGACTGCTGCTGCATTAGCGTTCCAGACCCAGCCTACGGAGTTACCACTTGGAGCCGTATAAGTCGTTTCAACCGCCGTTGTGTTGGACTGTAGAATTGCCGTATTGCCACGAACGGTATCGGCTAACTGATGGTTGTTAACATTGGCTCTATCCTTGATCCATTCCAGATAGTAGGTGTATAGAGCTTGGGAGGTTGTTTTGATATTAGCCCCAGTGTCTAACGCAACGTTCATATGCGCTGAACCATTAACAATCGCTGGAGTTGGCAGATTCTGCGTGTTGAGAGCTTTGAATCCGCTTGGTGGCGTGTAGGCGAAGGGGCGTTGGCCGAAAGTAACAGCAAAAACCGATCCAGTTGTACCCCCACCGTTGTCGCTTACTGCTGGAAAGTAAGGACCAGAAGTCAGACCGCTAAATGCAACCCCTTGGCTTGTATTGTTCTTATAGAACGTCAGCGTTCCTGCATCAGCATCAAAAGCTACACCGATGACATCGTTGGTTGTATAAGAAGAACCGTAAGAAGAGAGTACATTATTAGTGTATTTTGACCCGCCATTAAGGTAAGCCCAGCCGTAAGCATTTACTCCTAATGCTGCTGATATTGCAGCAGAAGATGTTGCTATCCCTATAATGCCTCCATCACCAAAACTTGTAGGCGTGACCTCCCAATACCATTTGCCAGAAGACATACCAAACGTGGCTCTGGTTGTTCCATACCCAGAAAATCCAGATGTGCTTACACTTAGATTAGCGTTGATTGTAGATCCAGAAGTATCCAAAGGATTCCAGACGCAATAATTCCCAACACCATTGCCGCCATCATCATAGTTGGTCGGACTATCCAGCATGGAGTCGTAGGTTGATCCGGCAGTCAGGCTGATGTTGTTTGTCGTCCAGTTGTTGCCGTTGCCAGATGTGTCGTTACCAAGCGTTGTAGTGGATGTTTTATTACCAAAGGTCAGATAAAACCCATTGGTTCCGTAAGATCCCGTGTATCTTGCTGGTTGCCATACGCCAGTGGTTGCGTTATATGCGCCAAATGAACTTGGTGTTAAAGCCTGTCCGTCGATGAAGTTGATCTCGGCCATGTAGCCGTCGAAGTAACGAGAAGACCCAGAATACGTATTGCCTGTTGCGTGAAATATTGAATTATTTACATATCCATTATAGTTTTGAGCAGGATTAACTCTACTACTAAAAGTTAAAACTTCTGCGCCATTGATATAAAGACGTATGCGTTGATTTGCGACAGCATTGGATGTATCAAAAACAGCAACAAGATGATACCAAGCGGACGTGTCTCTAAAAACTTGAGTTGTGAGTAGTTGGGCATCCATCGCACCCGTCCAAGAATAAAACTCAACTGTGTCTGTGGAATTAAATCTGATTGATGCCTCTGAATTTAAACCAGTGCCAGCAGCAAACAAAGTCTCAAAACCCGTTCCAATTATGCCCCTCTTTACCCAACCACTCCAAGTCCAAGTAGTCCTATTAGATGCACTCGCAGGAGTCCTATTCAAATAAGCACTAGCAGAAGACCTGAAACGCAATGACTGTTTAACAGAATAAGCCCCTGATACTGCTGGCGCCGCTGTTTTGCTTGCACTAAACATAATTAGAATCCAGCTCCAAAGGTTGATCCATACCAGTTTGTGCCATCTGAGTAGAAGTTAAATATGTCCTTCTTACTAGCAGTCGTCGTCACTGTTGGAGTAGTACCGCCAGCCCATGCAACTGTTGACCAAGAGACTGTGTAACTACCACTAATACCTGTATTGATAATAAGAGTGAAGCTCTTGCCGGATGCAGCCGTTGGCATTGTGATTGTTGGCGAACCCGCAAGAGTGACCGTCTGCATCGTGCCATTTGCAAGGCTTAACGTGAAAGTCGATGCGTAGGTTATCGTGTAAAAAAATTCAACGTAGTTCGTGACGGTCGGATTTGTGAGCGCAGGGTTTGTATTCAGGACAACATTACCCGTACCCGTTGATGTTGTTACCCCCGTTCCCCCATTTGCAACAGGTAGTGTTCCAGTAATTCCCCCGACTGGGAGGCCAGTACAATTTGTCAACGTGCCTGAACTTGGTGTGCCTAAAGCCCCGGCATTAAGTACGGGAGAGCCAGCAGTGCCAACATTGATAGCCAGAGCAGTAGCTACGCCCGTGCCTAGACCCGATACACCAGTGCCGATTGGCAAGCCAGTACAAGAGGTTAGTGTTCCAGATGTTGGTGTACCTAAAACTGGTGTTGTAAACGATGGAGAAGTCGCAAGAGCGACAACCGTTCCAGAACCAGTCGTAGTGTAGCTAGTCCCCCATGCAGTACCCGTAGAGTTTGCAATCCCCGCACCGGGGTAAACCTGAGCCGCCGCAGTGGCAGTTAAAGTGCCTGTAGCTAAATTAAGCCCAGAACCAACCGTTACATTTGAGAACCCGCCCGACCCGTTATTAGCTAGTAGCTGAGCATTAGTCCCCGTTGTAGCCGCTGCATAATCCGTCCCAGCAACCGCAATTGATAATGCGCCAGTTGTTGTTGTTGACTTTAAAAGACCAGTTGTAAGAGCAGACGTACCAGCAGAATAATCAGTTCCAGACGTAGCAGCAGTAAACGCGCTAGTTCCGTTGCCTTTTACTATTCCAGTTAGCGTGGTTGCGCCAGTACCACCGCGATTAACAGCAACAGTTGATCCGTTCCAAGTTCCACCCGTAAAAGAGCCTGGATAGTTTAACGTATTTGTAGTCCAACTTACATTGGACGGAATTTGAAAATGATAATCCCAGGTTCCTGCTGCACTACTGTTGTCTTGAAGAATTAGTTCAACATAGCCACCAGATCCAACACCACCAGAAATAAGTGAACTTCCAGAGTTGTTATTAAGCGTTATAACTCCGCTGCTTTGATTGTTGTTAAACGTATAAGTCGCGCCAACAGGAAGCGTAGTTGCATTTGGTAATTGGAATGTTTGACCGCTAGATCCTGTTACAGACCAGTCAAAGACAGATGCAGCCGTTAAAGTTGTCGTCGTTCCACTAGAAGCAAGTACAGTGTATCCGACAAAAATGTTATTTGTACTGATGTTTACATTAGCATCGCGCAAGACAACAGAAGTTGCACCAGACGTTCCATAGGATGTACCCCAGGCTGATCCTGTGCTGTTTGGAATACCAGCACCAGGATAGGTCATTCCACCGCCGCCAGTTGCGCTTAATGTGCCAGAAGCAAATGTAAGATTTGAGCCAATAGTTACGTTGCTGAATCCACCAGATCCGTTACCGTATAGGATAGAACTGCCGGATGTTGCTGGCGCATAGTCAGTACCAGAAGTGGCAGCACTAATTGCCGTGCCATTGCCTTTGAGCAATCCAGTGATCGTTGTAGATAACGTAATCGCTGGAGTGCTTGAGGCATTTGCTACCGTACCAGCAAGGCCATTAGCGCCAACGACAGATACAGATGTTACTGTTCCTCCAGAAACAGTTGACGCCAAGGTCCCAGCAGAGAATGACAATCCAGTGCCTACGGTTACACTGCTAAAACCGCCTGATCCATTGGCATATAGGATAGATGATCCAGTAGTTGCAGGAGCATAACTGAGCGCAGGAATATCACTAGCAACCAATGCTCTAAACGTAGGAACAGCAGCAGATCCCGTAGTAGGACCAGCAAAAACATAGTTAGCAGTCTGAGTTGCAAGCGCTCCAGTTAAAGTTCCAGTTGTCGTTACTGGCGAGTTAGTGACCGTGAAAATACTCGGCAAAGACAAGCCAACACTAGTGACCGTGCCAGATCCACCGCCACCGCCAGTTGCTGATAAAGTTCCAGAGGAAAACGTAAGACCAGAGCCAATAGCGACATTAGAAAAACCACCAGAGCCATTGCCATAGAGAATGCTTGTTCCTGACGTTGGTGGGGCATAATTAACACCAGCCGTAGCGTTGGAAATTACACCAGAAGTGGCTTGCAAAAGCCCATTTAGACCAACATTTAGTGTCGTTGAGCCATTAACCGTTAGCGTAGTGAAACGCCCAGAATTAGCTGAACTAGAGCCAATTGGCGGTGGAGAAGCTAGATAATTACTAAATCCAGCACCAGATATAGCGTTTGCTGCATTTAAAGTAGTAAAACTACCTGATCCTGGCGTTGTTGAACCAATTGGCCCAGGCGCTAGCAGAGTTGCATTAACAATTTGACTTGGCGTAGCCTTGGTCGTTACACCAGCAGATACCAATGGCAAAACATCAGACCCTGGCGTTACTGATGTGTTAGCAGGTAAAGCCGTAATCTTAATATTTGCCATGTTTTTTCCTGAGTTTCGTTAATTACTCTTCAATCTTAGGTCTGCGGCCTCTTTTCGGCGCTTCCTCGATGATTTTACCTTCAATCCCTAGTACATTCACGTACCATTCTGCGCTGGTTTGCCAACCATCCGCATGTAAAATTCTTAATTCGGCCTCATTAAGAGCAATTCTACAGTTATCGTAAGAATCTTTATGAACCGAGCATGGAAAATCCATTGTTTACTCCATAGATAAGAAAAAAGGGGCCCGAAAGCCCCTAATTTCAGTTTTGCTTACGGATTTGAAGCCGCAAGGATGCCATAGTTGCTTACAGCACCAGTCACACCGAAGTCTGAAAGGTCTGGTTCTGCACGAACTACGTTGACAAGATAAGTATCGGCTGCTGGAGTACCAGTGCTTGCAGACGTTTTAACGTATGCAATCTTAATGGTGTTTGCAGCAGAGACATAGGCATAAGAAATAGCCATGTCAGTACCGATAGCCTTGCTTGGATTTACTGAAACCCAATCGCCAACCGCTACACCGTTAAGAGTGAAAGCAATTTCAGTGACTGAGGTTGCAGCTACAGCACCAGTAGTAAAAGTTACTGGCAGTGAAATAATTGCCGTTGCCCGCACATAGACGGGACTGACAATATTTGGACCTGGATTAGCCATTTTTGTTTACTCCTATTAACCAGTTACGCGAACGGCAAGTTCTGGATAGACCGTTGACCAGCCATACAGAACGTCCAGACGGCAAGGCAACTGATCCGAGTTGATATCGTACTGGCGAACCAGACGAATAGAAACGCCATCAGCAGATGCGCGGCCAGCCATATCTACACCTTGTGGAAGGATAAGATCAGCAGTACCAAACGCGAAGGCATCACGATGGAATGCAATAGCGTTAGGATAGCTTGCGCCGTTAGAACCAGAGATAACACTAGCATTACCGCTTGGGATAGAGCCGGAAGTGCTGGTTACGTTCTGGAACTGACCTGAGAACACTGGGTTAGGGAACACAGAGATATTCTGTGCAGAGCCAGTGCCAGTTACAGTGCTGGTGATAACGAAGTTACGCAGTGAGCCAGTAGACTGACGATTCTGTGGGTTAACTGCATAGACACCAGGAATGGTGAATACAGTACCAGCAGTCAGAGTCTTGCCATTGCTGACAGTTGCAGACAGCGTAAACGTGGTCTGTGCATTGGTCTGAACGGAACCGCCAGCCTGTGCTGCTACGGCCATCGTGTCAGTGCCAACTACGAACGTACCAGAAGTGAAGTTGCCTACGTTCTGATCCATTGCGAAGTTGAAGCCCAAGGTAGAGTCACCAAGAGCGCCTTTTTTGAAGATGCTAGAGATGGTTCCCTGCGGATTAAACAGATTGGTCAGACCAGAGACGATACCTACTTCGACCGTAGGATCAACAACAAAGTGACGCTCTTCATCAACTGGAGCGGCTTCTTGGTTCAGACGAGCGCGAGCAGCAAGGATTGCAGCCGTAGACTGTGCCTGAGTAGGAGTGCCAGTAAGCTGACCTGGAGTACCAACAAGGTTGTAAATGCTGTAGAACTGCTGAAGACCATCATAATCGATCTTGTTAGCAACTGCTGCAACGGCTGGCTTAATGAAACGATCAGAGAAATCACTGATGTTCATTGAAAGATCTTGCGTGGTGAACGCCATGTCTACGCCGAACTGAGTGCCGAGCGTTAAAGGGACATAGGTTTCAACAGCAGATTCAATCTGAAGTGCTGGACCAGTACGGCCAACATAACGTGGTGGTTTACGCAGATTGATCGTAGTACCGATCTTTGCGCCTTCGATAGCAAACTTATCGTCATACTGACGAGATACAGCTCTAGTAAAAACCAACTGGTTAGTCAGAATTCGAAGAGCCTCATTTGTGATCATACTTATCGTAAGTAATTGATTTGACATGAGTTTTCCTTCTAAACAAAAAAAAGTAAAAGGTTATTCGCCTATTAGTTTTTTGCTGGTAGGAGCCTATCCTTCGAATGACCAAGCAGTTAGCCTGACAATTCTCCTAGGCAAAGGAGAAAAGACGTACCATTTTTATACCACATTATTTTATTTTTGTAATCAATTCTTTTCTTTCTCGAATTGTTGTTTTTCTTTTTTCTATCGTTTCTTTAGATTGTTTTTTTCCCAAATGAGCTTGTCTATTTTTTTCTTTTGATTCTTCTGTATGTTTTTTTCCTTTTCTGTTTTGATTTCCTATTTTTGTTTTGTTAAATTCTTTTATTTTTTGCAAATGTTCTTTAGTAAATTCTCTTTTTCTTCCCTTCAAAGCATCGCTTCTTTTTCTTTTTGTTTCTTCTGATTGAGCTTTTCCTCTCTTCGCATCAGCATTTTTCCTTCTATGTTCATCAGATGGTCTTCCACGAATAAGACCAGATGTCCCCTCTCCACCATCAGTTAGATTAACTAGCGTCACTCCATTAATTTTAAATTGCTTGATGTAAATTTTTTCAAGATCAAACGCTTGCGACTCATTAATACAATTAATGATCTCAACAATTATGTTGTTTTTGCCATATTTGGCAACAATGTTCTTGTGCCATTCAGTGCGTTTTGCGAATTGATAGGCTCGATTGCCTGTTCCTTTCCCAACATAGAAAGGAGTTCCATCAGGCTTTTTATGGATGTAGACGTAGAACTGCTTCATAGATCACCATCACGAGTGGTCACGCTTGAAGTGTGCGGCTGTCTGGGCGTGAATCCAGACGGAGTTTCGAACCTCCTGCCGCAGTTGAATTATACACAAAAAAAGCCAGAGTGTTTTAAGTTCTGGCTATGAGTGAGGAGTATGAAAAGTGCTATCTCTAGCACTGGATACCTATATCATATTATCGCTTCATCATTGCTTGTTTTTTAGCTAGATCCTCAGCGTTTCTAGCAGCGATATATTCAGCAGTCGTCATATCAGCATAGCTCTTAACATTCCTTGGAACTCCTCCAGCAGCGCCATTGAGTGGCTTAATCGGAGTTGGCGCGTTAGACCTAGCCCTTGGAGCGCGGTTAATGATCTCCGCTAACTTCATGCCAGCAGCGATAGGGTTATCAAGCGCAGCAATTTCATACGCGACATCTAAATTGCGGCCAAGCATATAGGCAATCTCTGGCCCATTATCTAACCCCAGTAAAGCCTGTCTGATCGTAGGATTCTGAGCTAGTCTTGGATCTGATGTGATGCCTTCAATGACAGCATCGTAATCAGCAAACTTAGCTCTTGTTGCAGTTTCAGCCGCTTCTAGCTTCGCCTGTGCAGCCATAGCGCTTTGTGTCGCCGCTCGTTGTTCATATTCTGCTGCGACTGCTGCCTTGGCTTCTTCAACCGCAGACACTCTAGTATATTGAAGCATTGCGTCCATATACCTTGGATCATATTGTCCTCCAGCAAAGTCATTAGGATCTGGTGGCGCTAATTTTGACGCTTGTGGTTCATTCTTCGGAGCAAACTGTTTAAGCATCTGCTCTTGTTGCTCGAGCAACTTTTCAAGTTTTTCCGAATACCGACGAGCTTCGTGTTTATCTCTGGTGAGCTCATCAATACGTTTCTTGACCCAAGCATTTTCTTTATCAATAGCTTCTTCAGTATCCTGTGCAGTTTCTTGCGCTTCAGGCTCCTCGCTGTCCAGCACAGTCGGATCAACCGCTTCCGTTGGTTCCAAGATAGCTTCTGGTTCATTGACGACCTCTGCTACTGCGTTTTCATCACTCATTACTTTCTTCTCCTGGCTTTTCTTCGCCGGTTAATGCGCCAATGTTTGGCTTTCTAGTCATACTCCCTGCTGGATTTCTTGAACGTCCAGCGCGTTTTTGTCTTTGTGGCTGTGATGCTTGAGCTTGTGGAGCTTGTGCCATCGGAGCCATTTGGCCTTGATGTACACCAGGAGCTACAGATTCCTCCATCTGCTCGAACTCCATGTTCTCCTCTGGCAGTTCTTCAGCGCCCATGCCCATCATCATCATTAAGTTCTGTTGCACTGCTGCTTGTAATTGAGCGTCAGTCATCATCAGCTTGCCTTCTACGTCGATACGCTTGGTCTGAGAGTCAAACCATTCGCGTTCTGCACGTTGAATCTCTAGCATCTTGTCGCTCTGTGCGGCTTGCAGTTCTTGGCTGAGATGCTCCATCTGATTAGCCATTTGCTCCATCATCTGCTGTGCTTGGATAACCTGTGGATCTACCTTGGTTCCATCAGCAGTTGGCTGTAACTGTGGCGGCAATAGTGCTTGCAAGCGCTTGGAGATCTCTTCTGCTCCAGGCCAATCCATGTTTTTCATCATCAGATCGCCAATGGTCTGGAACAGCGCAGGATTAGCTTGAGTTAACGCCAGCATCATGTTAGCCGCTTCATCGCGCTTAGTTGCGTAGCTTGGTCCAGAATCACAGACAACATCATATTCGCCAATGGTTGGGTTATAAATGCTGTCAATCCCTGGATTATCCGTATACATTGATGGCTCAGGACTACTTGGATCTAAGTTCACACTCTTTGGAGAACCATCCTCACCAAGAATACGAACCACTCTAGCGCGGTCGTATATACTTGGAATCATGTCTAGAATAATCCTACCGATCTGACGTATAGAACGATTCAAATTGTCCTGGTAATGGAAGTTTCCGGCTTCTGACTGCTTCTGACGCAGCATGAGCGCACGACCAGATGTTTCATTGGATTCACCGCCAAGAGATGGCTGATAAATGCCCATGGATTGCATGATGTCGTTCTCAGCCAATTGGATAGCTTGCATGATTGCAGAGCTTGCCTGTGGCGGTTGAGATCTCTGTGGCGCACCGACTGGCGTACCAGCGATAGAGACCGGATCATATTCGAGATAAGACAATGATTCCTGGTTAGCTCTTGCCCAGTTAGGATCAGTCTCAAACTGACCAGCTACACCAATGAACGGAGCCTTTGGAGCTAGCGCAACATTCTCAGCATTAGCTGACAAATAATAGTTGTATAGTCTTTGAGAGTCTTTAGCATTGCGAACAAGACCAGAGATGTAGCGTTTGCCTTGTACCCAGACCTCATGACCGATTACTGGAACAACGGGAATGTACTTCGTTGGCAGTTCTGAACGCTCCAGCACTACAGAGCCAGTGACCTTGCACCACATGCAGCGTTTAACGTCTGCCGTTCTAGTGCGACCAGTCTCAGGATCAGATATTTCCTGCTCTTCATGCTCGATATAATAATACTCAGCTACGCGCACTGAATCCTTTGAATACCAGCCCTGCATGTCTCCATTGCCAGCATCATCAAACTGCGTAGGATCTACATTAGGATACTGGCGCTTAAAGTCTTCCTTCGCAATCTCTTCAGCGATAACACACCATTCAGCATCAGATCCATCTGGACTCTTGCTATGGTTATCGTAATAAACCTTGAACGGATCAGGAATGCGGTCAATGAAGATCTCTTGATCAAATGATGTGTCGGATGACCAGTCATTGCGAACGCGGATATAGCCAAGACCAGTGTCTACTTGCCATTCGACTGCTGTGTCATAAGCTATAGAGGCATTTGAATTATCTTGGATATGACGCACTAAGCCCATTAAGACTTCTGCTGTTTCTTGATCAGCGCCATCATTGACTGGCCTGATACGAATGCTTGGCGTATTCTGACGGATCTCATTAACCACTCGATCACGGAACTGCAATAGCCGATTGACTACCAGCATTGGCCGTTCTTTTCCTGGCCGATTGCGGTCATACTTTGCGGCTTCCGGCCATTGATCGCCGAGACGCGCAAATCGGATGTCATCCAACCGCTCTTGTCTGTTCTGTGCTTCAAACTCTACTGCTTGAGAGAATCTCTTACGGATCTCATTAAGCAGCTTCTCATCTGGCTCTTCCGCTGGCTCATTAATACCAATGGAATTAAAGATTGAATCATCGTCTAGGTTCATAGTAATACCATTGGTTAGTTCATCCAGCTTCCGGCTACGCCAGTGTCACGATCTTTGCGGCGCTTAATATTATCATTCTTCAGCATATCAATACATGTTGAAAGATAACGGAAAGCATCAGCGCCATGAGAATATTCGTCATGCAATGGACCGCCAGGTTGATTAGTTGTTGAGTTTATTGAACGACGATAGCGCTTGAGGCATTCCTGCAATCGCTTAGTTGTGTTCTGATCCATCCAGACATGTGGCAATAACATGCGCGATAGCTTTATGCCGTGTTCTACATCGCCGACTGGAATGATCTCAACATCCCAGCCTTGAGCGGTCATGATCTCAGCCGCACTTTTGCCAGTCTTGTAGTCTTTGGTCACACCGTCATGAGGTAGCCAGATCTTGCCCCAGTTGAATGGTAGTTTCTTTAGTTCAGCCGAGTACCAGTCTAAGGTCTGGAATGACTCTTCAATGTAATGAATAATCCTGCACTCTGATCCTGATCGTTGTGCAACAATGATGGTCATCGCATCATTCCAGCCGAGGTCAAAGATCGCATGTGCTTTGAGGAACGGATCATGCTTGACATGAGTAATTCTGTGGTCGTCGATCATTGCTTGGAATTCTTCAGCGAAGATGGCCCCATCTACAACAGTCTTTGGCACACCCTCCCATATGTTGGAATATCCTTTGATATCGACATTGAGGCAATGCTGGCGTTCTTTTTCTAATACATCTGGAAACCAGGGATTGTCTGCGTAGTTTATTTTGACAATGAGCGAGTCAGGTGGGGTATTAAGTACAAATCGCTGATAGGTTTCGTCTGTGTCCAGGTCTGGATTGAGAGACACCCAGATTTCACTATTAGGAGCGCGAATAGTAGGAATAAGAATATCCCAGGACTTTTTGGATACTGTTTGAGCCTCTTCAATCCAGCATCTATCGCAGCCTTCAAATGATTTAATACTTTCAACGGTATGATTAGCAAGACCAGCAAAACTAAACGTACTGCCGTTAATGCCGGAGATCTGTGTTTCTGTGACATTGTAGAACTGTCCGAGGTTTAAAGCCTGGATCTGATCGACTAATAGCGTATGAACAGACTGTTTGATGGACTTCTGCACTTCACGAGCGCATAAGACCCGCAGTGGAGATTGAGCGGCTTGGATTAGTAAAGCTCTAGCGAAAGCCCAGGACTTGCCAGAACCTCGACCGCCATAAGCTACTTTGTAACGGTATGGTTGGAATATTCCTTGGAGCTTCTTTGGAAAGCTGGCTGTTGTTTCAGTCTCCACAAATTAACCTATTTCTTGCATTTGCGACAATTGTTTTATTGCACTCATCACAACAAGATCCATCAATATTAATAGGCCAAGGATTATTTAATGCTGGCGTTGATTTGCAAAAACAACATCTACCAAAAACAAAAAACTTAACCCAACATTTTAGGTCAAGAATTTTGTTGGTTTCAGTCAAACTTCACCTTGATTGAATGTTGAACTGGACCGCCGTCAGCGCCAGTTATTTGATTCTTTACTTCAGCGGGAATGATCTTGCCAAGTAATGAAGCATAAGCAGATGAGTTTGTTTCAGCGAGTTGTCTAAAATAATCAGCGCCGCCAGCGTCTTCAAGAGATTTCATTAACATCTCTTTTATTTCTTTAGTTTGTTTATTTAAAGCGCCAGGAGGTCTGCCCATTCCAGCGCGAGGCGGCTTACGTTTCTTAGTATCTTGTTCTATTTTAGTGTCTGTCATATTCGTGACATCATTAATCCTCAGATCTTTCTATCCAAAGTTCACAAGTATCCGTCATAGCCTTGGGTTCTGGTCTGTCATCCAATAGACTATTAACAAGGCAATAGCCATGGCCGAAACAAGTTCTATTTGGCTCAAAATATTCACAATTAGAACACTCTTTTTTCAAAATCATTTAGCTTAGCCATGTAGTGTTTGGCTTTTTCCAGATCATTAGACTCGCCAGGTTTAGAGTTGTTTCGCATAGAGTGCTTGATTATACAGCCTTTGAGATAGCCTGAGAATTCTTCTGCTGTCAAGAGCAATTCCATGACTTCCCAGGGTTGAACTGCCATGCGCTTGTAATGATCGCCGCCAGCTTGATGTTCGTTAATGTCTCTAGCACCATCGCCTCTTTCGCCATCTGCCCAGGTTGTTTGCTCTTTCATCTTATCTCATCCCATTGTTCCGGCGTTGCATCGTCAATGCTGACTCTTGTATCAGCTTGCGCTGTTAATGTTTCTTTTACGAACACACCGTTGGGCTGTAAAGTGCCTCGCCTATCCTTAATCTCATTGTAAGCCGATTCTAGGCACGAAAGTAAATCTAGGCGCTCTATGTCGGCTAAGATGATTAAAACGACTAGCGAGTCTCCTATGCCGTCTATGACCCCATCGCGGTCCTTCTTGATGACTGCATCGCATAGTTCGCCAACTTCGGACACTAACTTTAGCGCCTGGACCTGACTGCTGCTATTCGGAATGATCTGTCTAGCTTCTGCCCAGCGTAGGACGTCTAGTTCTAATTCTTGAAAAGATGGCATTATAAACTCCTCTTCTTTTTCCAGTTGTTTCTCATCCAGGCACTAGCACGTTCTTTCTGTAAGCACCCGCATGACTGTGATTTCTTATTTAGAATGTTCTGCACTAGAACGGACTTGATTTTTCCGCAGCGGCATTTTGCAACAACGACTTGTTTTCGCTGAGTGCTAAAGATCTTATCTTCTGCATTGTCCAGAATAGTCCAATAGCCGAATATTCTACCCACTAGATCTTCTCTTGTTTTAGCCATTCTTTTTCTTCATCGCTTAATTTTGGAAGTCCGCAATAGTGAGTGAATTCACCAGAAGGATAATATTGACCGACCACCGCAGAACCATATGCAGTTCTTAATAACATCTTTACGCCTTCTGATGGCTTATTATCTTTAGTGATACGCTTCCAGACCGGCATATACTCAGCAAAATATCTGTCGCTCATTCATACTTCTCAATAGTTATTATCAAACCGCCATTGATTACTGGTTCGCCATAGTAGGCATAGATCCGGCGCACCTGTTTGTCATTCGCGAATACAATACCCTGGAGCGCATCTAGAGTTGCTTTAATGCAGTTATCTAGATCTATGATGACCTTTGACTCACGCCCAGACATCGTCTCCTTTGGCCTCAGTTCTATTATCACAGAGACCTGATCGCTAGTCAAAGCAATCTTGTGCTTGCTTGCAACGTACTTGACTTCATTGCGATATCGGATCGCTTCTTTACTGAGAACTTGCTTGTTCTTGTAGACGCGCCAGATTGCGTTCATCGAAACAGGATAAGGAAGTTCTAATGTGATTGTCCGCATGGTCATACCCATTGGATGGCATCATTACCGTACCCAAATACCCAGCCTATAGGCATGGGGTATTTCGGGTACGAAGAATCAATGACTTGCGGAAGCCTGTACCCAGTACCCAAACGTACCTTAGGTATTTTAGGTACGATTGTACCCAGTACCTAAAGTGTACCCCGGGTACTTTGGGTACGATTAGCTTAGTCATCTTTTTGTAAAAGCATGCATGTTTTTTCCAGTTCATTGACCACAATCCATCCTGCCTTGTATGGTTCTATGATAGCACCATTGAGTAAAAAGCCGATTAGCTTGTCAGTGTTGCTGGCGACAAGATGGTTCTTGATGGTCTGCTTTGCCCATCCCATGCGCTCAAGATAGATGGTTAGATCGTCTTTGCTCAAATATGGATAGTCATTAATAACATCTGCGCCAGATTCTATCCAAGCATTAACAAATGTTTTCATGTTTTTTGCTAATTTAGAATCTGTTTTCTTTGGCTTATTCTCATCATCTAATGGCTTAACTACACAAGTAGTAGCATCAGCACCAAACTTAGTTTTACCCATTTTTAGAACTTCTAATTCAAAGTAAAACTCTTCGCCTTTGCTAGATAATGCTCTTTGCTTGGTAATAGTGGCGCATTTTATATTATCCTTTTCTGATACTTCTATTTCAGTATCAATGTGCGCTCTAATACCAGACCAGCCTCTACCGCCTTTTGCCGCATCTTTACCACAATGATGAACAATTAAAACCGCGCTGGAGACACTATTCATTATGTGGTCAAACCGCGCCATGATCGGACCCATGTCTGTTCCTGAGTTTTCGTTAGCGCCAGCGGAGATCCTAGCCAAAGTGTCACCAATGATTAGCTTGCACTTTACGTTGCGCATTTGTTCTTCTTGCTTAACCAGGGTGATTATGCGGTTAACGTCATAATCGCTTTCATGAAAGTTTACGGCTACTTGGATAATAAGAAGGTTAGGAATTTTTTTATCATGATATTTTTGATGAGCTTGTATTCTTGCCTTAACAGTCTCCGGCGACTCAGTAGCAAGATAGACGACAAGCCCTTCCTCTACCTGTTTTCCAAACCAGATACGGCCACTAGATATGTGACAAGCCATGTCAATAGCAAAGAAGGTCTTACCAGAGTTGCTATCACCATATAAGATGGATATGGTTCTGTTAACTAGCAGATCCTGTATCAATTCATCTGGCGGTTCATAAGTGTCAGATAGTTGATCCGCATAAATGCCGCCCATTGCATCAAGAAGATCCTCATCTTCCTTTAGAAAGCTAACATCAAAAGGATCTGGAAGATCTAGCTTGCGCCTAGCGCTATTAACTAGGTCAGAAATTTGTCTACGTCTAGCGGACCAGCGATCATCATGAGGCGCTGTTGACATGTCCATCAACGCCCTGAGATGGTTAACAACGGAGCCAGGATGCAGACCGCCGCCAATTAAGCTATACGCTATGTCGCGCAAGCTATCGTGATAAACCTCGCCAGTGATGATGCGTTTGATTAGTTCAGCATGGCGTTCATCCTGTGGAATTTCACTGATCTCGCCAGTCACTTTATCTACGCGCTTGTCTACGCGAATAGCATAGGCTAATGACTCAAAGCCATTAAACTCACGTAAAGCGCCTTCGTTCTTTATCGCATTGCCAGTCAGAGTTAAGTAACGCTCAGTGCTGTATAGCTCAATAGCCAAACCATCCCAGGTTCCTTTGCAGCCCTGATTTAAAGGAGGAGCATAGCCAAACGCTCTTAGGCCAGTTCCGCTTGGAGATATTTCTATGTACGCTGCACCAAGATGCTCTAAGAGGCTTAACGCTTCCGGCAATGGCTTACCATCGTGAAAGCAGTGATCAATGTCTACGCCATTTAATCCATCGCCGTTTAAGACAATGCCTATTCCAGTGAAAGCATCTGATTCGTTAGCACGTTCTTCATAGGCCAGCAACGCTTCTTCATAAGTGGCCCATGTGTCAGAATTGGTGCTGCTTGCTTTTCCGTTAAGAGTTTTCGCATCAAATGGTATTTTTCGTTTGTTGATGTCACGCCAGCACACCCATCTCGGAAGGCTTTTAAGCTCTATTGGAATGTTTTCAAAAATCATGAGCGTTCCAGTTCTTTAAGATCCAGTTCAATAATTAATTTTGTTACTGCAACAAGGTCACTAAAGGTATAACCATAATCTTCATTGCGACACCACTGATGACAAAGTAAAGACGCATCACACATAGCGTTTTGAATTAATTCAACTGTTGAATCTATTTTATCCATTGTTCTTTTCCTCAAAATAGTCACTAAGAGCTTTCACTGTCTTGTATGAAGGATTGTCATTTTTTCCAGATCGAACATCACAAACAGTGCTGTAATGCAGTCCAGTAGCGTCCGCTACCATGTCAATGCGTCTATCTAACAATTGTTCGCGTACTTCTTCAAGCGTCATCATTTAGGCTTCCTCCTAATTTTTTGTGTTTGCCTGTTGACATCTTATGCGTAAGTCTTTAGCATTGTCAACGAGCCAGCAAGAACGGCTTTACAACAAAGGAGTATGAAATGGCAATACAACTAATGACCACCAAGGGTTACGCTAGCGATAGCGTCAAGATCTTGGTCCATGGTCAATCCGGCGCTGGTAAGACCACTCTTATCGGTTCTCTTCCA